AGCGTATGCCAGCGTCGCCACGGGTGATGTCGCGGACCTAGTTTCCACGCTGCAAGGTGTACTGGTAACGCGTCCTTGGCAAATTCCAGAACTCGAATGGTCGTATGCTTCCATCGCCGGTGGAGTGATCAATACCACCGATGTCGCGTTGGTTGCTGCAGCCGGTGCGGGACTGCGTCGCTACATCTGCTCGATGCAACTTTCGAACAACTCGGCAGTCGCCACGGAAATCGTGCTCAAGGATGGTGCCACCGTCATCTGGCGAGGTCACTTGCCCGCTAACGCTCCGATGTCAGAGATCATCTTCGAGAACCCGCTGAAAACGACAGCCGCAACCGCGCTGAACTTTGCGTGCATCACCACCGGTGCTGCGGTCTACGTCAACGCACAAGGATTCACCGCACCGTAAGGGCAACCATGATCGGCGTAAAAGTCACCACGAAGAAATCGATCGACAAGGTGAAGCGCAAGGCGCAGCAAGGCAACTTCAAAAGTCTTGGACATGCGGCTGCAACGATTCGCTTGGTTGCTCGTCGCTCGATCCGTAGACGTCAGACAGCTGCAATGCCAGGCAGTCCACCCAACACACGTCGAGGCCAGCTCAAACGCTCGATCATGTACGCAATCGACAAGCAGCGTGGGGTTGCTCTCATCGGACCAGACTTCGATGTGATTGCCACCGCTGGCAAAGCCCATGAGTTTGGTGGCAAGTTTCGTCGTGAGCATTACCCCAAACGACCGTTCATGGGACCCGCACTAGAAAAAGTCAAAGACCGTCTGCCTCCCATGTGGGCAGGCAGCATTCGATAAGGAGAAATAGGAATGCCAGCCAAACTAGGACTCGATGCCAAGCTCTACCGCAACACAGGGACCTATGCAGCTCCCACCTGGGATCTGATTGGAAATGTCCGCGATCTAACTCTCAACCTGGAAACCGGTGAAGCCGACGTTTCAACTCGATCCAACAACGGGTGGAGGGCCACGGTAAGCACGCTCAAGGATGCGTCACTGGAATTCGAGATGGTCTGGGACACGGCCGACTCGGATTTCGGTGCGATCCGCGATGCGTTTCTCAACAACACCACTGTTGAAATCGCAGTACTCGATGGACTCATCACCGGTACAGGGAGCAGCGGTTCCCAAGGTCTCAGAGCAAGCTTCCGCATTGCAAGCTTCTCGCGCAATGAAGCCCTCGAAGAGGCGATCACTGTTTCGGTGACTGCCAAGCCAACCTATTCGGCTAATCCACCTTCTTGGATGTCCGTCGCCTAACCCCGTCTGAATTCACTCGTCTCGTGAGGTTTTAGAAAATGCACAGTTTTGTGGATAACTCCCGACGGACTTGGGAAGTTGCGATTAACGTTGCAGCGGTCAAACGGATCCGTGGCTTGCTGGGGATCGATCTCTACGCACTGGTCGACGACGGATTCAAGTCGCTCTCGAAACTCGTCTCCGATCCGGTCACGCTTGCCGATGTGCTGTACTGCTTGTGCAAAGACCAAGCAGACAAGCAATCGATCACCGACGAGGATTTCGGCAGAGCACTCTCGGGGGATGTGATCACCCAAGCTGCCGATGCATTCGTCGAGGAACTGATCGATTTTTTCCCAGATGCCCGCGCCAGGGCGAGCCTTCGCAAGGCGATCGAAGCGGGCAAAGCGGTTCGGGACAAAGTGATAAGTCACGCGGAGAGGATCCTCGATTCGATCAACCCCGAAACCGAAGCGCAGAAGTGGATCAACTCGTCTGGCACCTTGCCGGAGTCCTCGGGATCGACCCAGGACCATTTAGCCTCCGAGAGTTAATCGCAATGGGGGAGGCACGCAGCCAAGTTCTCTGGAATCACACCTCCAGCGTTCTGGCGATGCTAGCCAACATCCATCGCGATGCTAAACGCTCGAAAGTCTACCACCCTGCGGATTTCAATCCGCACGCGAAGAAACGAATCCAACCTCGCACGATGGTTGGGATCCAGGCCCTGAAACACATCTTCATCGATCGCCAAAGTGAGTTGCAATAGCCATGGCATCCAGTTCGAGCATCAAAGCCGGCGCAGCCTACATCGAGCTCTACACCAAAGACTCGCGTCTGGTGAAGGGACTCAACGATGCTGCCAAGCGGCTCGATGCCTTTGGCAAAAGCCTCCAGGGGATCGGAACGAAGATGGCCATGCTCGGTGCGGGGATCGTCACCCCATTGGCCGGAGCTGCCAAGGTCTTTGCCGATATGGGGAGCGATATGGTCGACATGAGCCAGCGGACCGGCGTGTCGGTAGAAGCCCTCTCGGAGCTGGGGTTTGCTGCCGAGCAATCCGGTGCCGACATGGGGACGCTCGAGGGATCGCTCAAGAAGATGCAGAAAATGCTCTTTGAAGCGGCATCCGGTTCGCAAGCGGCACAGGAAACCCTCGCATCGCTGGGGCTCAGTGTTGCGCAACTTTCCAAACTCTCGCCCGACGAGCAATTCAAGGTCATTGCCGATCGGATGTCGCAAATCACCGATCCGACTCTTAAGACCGCAACCGCGATGGCGATCTTTGGCAAATCCGGCACGCAGCTTCTGCCCATGTTATCGAGCGGTGCGCAAGGAATCGAAGAGCTTCAGCAACAGGCCCGCGATCTTGGACTGACCATGGCAACCGAAGATGCCCAAGCGGCTGAAGCCTTCGGCGATCGCATCGATGTTCTTTGGAAAGTGCTCAAGAAGACTGTCTTTACGATCGGGTCGGCATTGGAGCCGGTCCTCTCGGCGATGATCGATTCGACCGTTCGGATCGTGGTGGCAACCAGCGATTGGATCAAGAACAACAAAAACCTGATCGTCACCGTATTCAAAGTCGGCATGGCGATCGCAGCCGGGGGCGCAGCGATTGTTGCGTTGGGAGGCGCGGCCGTTGGACTCGGCACTGTCTTTAGTGCGGCGGCCACGGTACTCGTGGGGATCGGGCAAGGAATCGCGATTCTTGGAACTGCGATCGCAGCACTATTATCTCCGATTGGTCTTACCATCGCAGGCCTTGCAGCCTTGGTCGGCTACTTCGTCTACACCAGCGGAGCGGGTACGCAGGCCATGCAGTGGCTTGGGGAGCGATTCAACGAACTCAAAGACACGGCACTGGCTGCATGGAAAGGGATCGGCGATGCACTTGCCGCCGGTGACATCGCGCTGGCTGGCAAAATTCTGTGGCTCACTTTGAAAATGGAATGGCAACGCGGTGTCGCGTTCTTGCAATCGAAGTGGCTGGACTTCAAAGGATTCTTCATCGGTATCTTCCAAAGTGCGGTCTACAGCGTCGCTGGCCTGATGACCGACGCTTGGGCAGGCCTGCAAACCGGATGGCTTGAAACCACCCACTTCATCGCCGATAGCTGGACGATCCTCATCAGCCTGCTGCAAAAGGGATGGAATCGATTCAGTGGATTCTTTCAAAAGGTATGGGCCCGCATTCAAGGTCTCTTTGGGGATACCAACGCCGAAGCTGAGATTGCCAAGATCAACGACGAGATCGCAAAGCAAGACGAGCTGATCAACAACTCGCAGAATCAAACGATCCTCGATCGCGAAAAGCAACGACAGGAAGCTCGCAACCAAATCGAGCAAGATCGCCAAGGTGCCCAGTCAGCACTCTCCGATATGCAGGCCCAAGAGCAATCGGCCTTGGCAGCTGCCAACCAGAAAGCTTTAGCCGACTCTGCTGCCGAGCTTGAGAAGGCCAAGGGGGAATGGAAAGCTGCCTTGGGTGAAGCCGCGCAAAAACGGGCCGAAACATCTCCTGGAACACCGAGCAAATTCTCATTGTCTGGGCTTGGCTTGCCAGACATCGGCAGCATGGATCAAACCTTTGCCGAGACCAAGAAGAAAACAGATGTCGTGGGGACTTTCAATCCCATTGCGGCCATGAACCTCGGATCCGATTCGCTGGGCGAACGCACCGCACGCGCCAGCGAAGAAGTCGCTACCAACACCAAGAAACTTTTGCAGCAAGCCGAACGTGGTGGCTTGGTCTTTGGATAGGAGCTTTACCAATGGCAGATCCCATCATTATCGAACGCTTCGACTCCAAGGAAGCGACCGAAAGCAAAGACAGTCCGACCCATGATCTGGTCTACATGATCATGAACACCGAGCAGTACTCGGTCGCTAAGAGTCTTATGGCATCGACCGTTCCAGACAAGGTCGGCGATCTGTTCTTGGACGATTACCATATCGTCCACTTAGGCAATGGCGTCTGGGAAGGAACCGCTCGGTATGTCAAATGGAAAAGCGAGTCGCAGTACTCGTTTGACACCGGAGGTGGAACGCAGCATATATCACAAAGCATCTCCAATGTGGGTAAGTATGCTGCTGCAGGATTCAGTGCGCCCGACTTCTTCGGCGCAATCGGGGTGACCGATGATCGTGTCGAAGGCACCGACATCACAGTTCCGGTGTTCAATTTCACCGAGACCCACTACATCGAAAAAGCCCTTGTCACTGGTGCGTACAAGCTCGCGCTGTTTAACCTCACGGGCAAAGTCAACGGTTCTGGATTCAAAGGTTTTGCCAAAGGAGAAGTGCTGTTCCTCGGAGCAAGTGGATCGAAGCGTGGCCTGGACGATTGGGAGATCACGTTTCGATTCGCTGCTAGTCCCAATGTCGCCGGTATAAGCCTGGGAGACATCGCTGGCGTTTCCAAGGAAGGTTGGCAGTACCTTTGGGTGCGATTCATCGACGACGAAGATGCAACGGCCAAGGCACTGATCAAACGACCTGTGGCTGCTTACGTCGAGCAAGTTTACCCCTATGGAGACTTCAGCAATCTCGGAATTGGAGTGTGATCCATGGGGGACCAGTTCCGCAAAGTTCAGCCAGGGGATCCGCTGAAGATTCCGGCAGAAGCCTGGAATGCTCTGGTGGACTTGTCACGGCAACAAAAGAACCAACGACATGACCAACTCGCCGAAGCCGAAGGAACCTCACGACAAACAACACTCGCCAAAGTGCGCAATCAAACCGGAGTCGACCTCGATCGATTCTCGATCGTCGCACTCGGCACACCGATCATCACCCCAGCAGCAAATCTCAGAGAATTCAAACGCCAAATCAGTTTCCAAGGCTTGGTCCCGAGTGCCAACACCGGACCACGCTTTGGAGTTCTGCTCGAACCCCTGAAGAACAACTTCATTGGCACCGCAGCAATGGGTGGATGTGTCATCACCCGCGTTTCGGTCGGTACCAATGCTTACACCTGTGCAGAAACGGTCGCTGGTCAAAACGGCTACTTGCGCAGCGTTCCGCACGGGCCGGCATCGGTGCTCTGGATCGAGTCCTCGGGCGCGGTGCGATGGGCAGTGATCCGATTCGATGATGCCAACTACGAAGAGATCGTATTCATCACGAGCAATATCCCTGACGGCAATGGGTACTACCCAGGCGTGGTCCAGAAGTTCGATGTCGCTTCGAAATCTTGGAGCACGATCTTCGATTGCAAGGTGGTGGATGCCAACAAATGACCCTGTATTCACGTCGCTACATCGCCACTTCCGTAAGTGGCTCGGTCGAAGGGCTGCCAGTGTACGCGGCAAATTGTACGCAACAACGATCCGGGCAAGGCCCCAAGCGCCAGCTCGGACATTTCCTTGGAATGGTTGATGGAGAACCTTTGTATGCAGTATCTAGCTGTGAGTTTCCTCAGATGGGTCGTTACCTCATGCGTTTTGTGGGGTTTTCCGACCTGCCAATCTACGCCATTGTGTGCTGCGAGGTTTCCTCGAGTGGATCTTCGGGCAGCAGTGGATCATCCGGTTCATCGAGCTCCTCTGGATCGACGAGCTCAAGTGGCTCGTCAGGTTCTTCGGGTTCAAGCGGCTCCTCGGGATCGAGCGGCAGCAGCGGACCATCCGGATCCGGCGATCCTCCTGGATCCCACGGAAGCTCTGGTTCCTCCGGACAAAGCGGCAGCTCAGGGACCAGCGGATACTCCGGGTCCAGTGGCTCGTCCGGTAGCAGTGGCTCATCCGGCTCGAGCGGCTCGTCAGGCAGCTCCGGGTCGAGTGGCAGTTCCGGCTCGTCGGGTTCAAGTGGGTCCTCTGGTAGCTCGGGTTCCTCGGGCTCTTCTGGCTCCTCGGGCACATCCGGCTCGTCTGGATCCAGCGGTGGATCATCCGGTGGCTCCAGCGGCGTTGGTTCCTCGGGCTCGAGTGGTTCGTCCGGTTCATCTGGAAGTTCGAGCGGATCGGGATCATCTGGTAGCTCTGGCTCCTCGGGTAGCTCGGGATCCAGTGGCCCAAGTGGATCTAGCGGTTCATCCGGTTCGGGACCATCGGGCAGCGGCTCAAGTGGCAGTGGATCTCAAAGCGGCTCCCAA